TAAGGAGGTCCTTCGTGGCTAACGTATCTCGTGTCAATGGCTTTCGGCCAGTTAAACACCAAAATGGCTCACCATATAATGGTCAGGCCAACATCTATGAGTTCGCGGTTGGTGAAACCGTCCCTCTCGGTGTAGGTGATGCTGTTGTTCGCTCAACTGAAGCTTCAACTTCAGGTCTTGTAACTGTTAAATCCCTCTCTGGTCATGCAACTGATGCTAACGATGTTACGTCAGGTGTTGTTCAGGGTGTTGTAGTTGGCATTATCAACTCTAAACTCGATCCTCTTGACGGTAAAATGTCAACTGGTTCAATCTCTCTTGATACTCCTATATATGCTCCGGCAGGTACTAAGGCGTATGTTCTTGTTGCCGATTCAATCGACATCATCTATGAGATTCAATCAACCGCTTCATATGCACTAGCTGACATTGGTCTAAATGCTGACGTTGGTGTTCTAGCTACCTCTGCTCTAACTGCTACTGGTAACTCTGGTATGTATGTTAATGCAACTACCCCATCAGCTTCTGCTACTCGTCCCGTCCACGTTGTCGGTTATGTCAAGCGTGTTGATAATGAAGCACCGGGTGCTTATAACCGTCTACTTGTGCAGCTAACTACATCTGCCCAAGGTAATGCCATCGTTGGCGTATAAGGAATAGAATATGTCAGGTATTATTACTAGTTCAAGCTTTGCCAAGCTACTTTGGCCCGGCCTCAATTCAATCTACGGTAAGGCTTACAATGATTATCCAGTTGAATGGGATAAACTCTTTGAGAAGAACACCTCAGATCGTGCATATGAAGAAGACCTCGGTCTAAGTTCTTTCGGTCTAGCCTCAGTTAAAAATGAGGGTGCTCCGATTACTTATGACACTGAACGTCAAGGCTTCACCTCACGGTACAACCATGTTGTGTATGCACTAGGCTTCATCATCACTCGCGAGATTTTCGAGGATGATCAGTACGGTAAAGTTGGTGCCCAAAAGGCTAAGGCTCTTGCTCGTAGCTTACGTCAGACCAAAGAAATCGTTGCTGCTAATATTTATAACCGTGCACAAACTGCTGGTTATGTTGGTGGTGATGGTGTCACTCTCCTAAACTCAGCTCATCCAAATGTCGCTGGTGGTACTTTCTCTAACGTGATTGCTACTGCTGCTGACCTTTCCGAAGCTGCTCTAGAACAAGCTGTTATCGACATCGCTGGTTTCCGTGATGATCGTGGTCTGCTAATTGCTGCCAAGCCTGAAAAGCTTGTCATCTCTTATCAACAACAGTTTGAAGCAAAGCGGATTCTGGGTTCTGATGGCCGTGTTGGTACTGATCTAAACGATCCTAACGTTCTTAAGAATGATGGTATCTTTAGTAATGTTGTTACTAACCACTATCTAACCGATCCAGATGCATGGTTCATTCTAACCAACATCAAGGATGGTCTGAAGTACTTCGAACGTCGTGGTGATGCTTTCGAGATGGATAACGACTTTGATACCGAGAACGCAAAGTTCAAGGCAACTGCTCGTTACTCCTTTGGCTGGTCTGACCCACGTTCCATCTACGGTTCAGCCGGGGCTTGAGTCTAATTAACCTAGTAGGGGCTTCGGCCCTTACTATCATTTAAGGAATAATTATGGCTGCTTATGGTATTGGTCCCGCAGGTGTAACAGTAGTAACTCCACCAGCAAGAGACCCCTATGTAAAATTAGGTGTTCTTGAAGTTGCTGACGGTTCTACAGGGTTTGCTGCTTTTGGTTTACCAAAGAATGCTGTTGTGATTGGTATTTATACCATCTCAGCAGGTGCTAATGCAACACAGACAGTTAATGTCGGGTTTACAAATGGTGGTGTTGAACTACTAAGTGCTTTTGCACCAAACTCAACAGGCTATGCTGCAGGTGGTGCTGCTACAGGTGCTTCAGTTGGTGTTCAACTAACTGGTAATGTAACTGTGTATTTAAAGGCAAGTGCAACACTAACCAGTCAGGTTATTGTTAAAGTGGAATACATCATTCCACCACAAGGTCTAGCTCTGTAATGTAATACCCAAAGGGGGAGATGTTCTGCTAAACACGGAGTATCTTCCCCTTTCTTTTTAAGGAAAATAATATGCGCCCACAAGTAATTTCGCAAACTGGTACAGGATCAACGGCGTGGATTCCACTAGACTATAAACAAAGTCCCTTCAATGTTGGCTTTGGTGTTCTAGCAACAGGAACCGTAACATATACATTAGAACATACCTTCGACGATATCTTTGATACTACTGTTACTCCAACAGTCTTTGCTCACAGTACTGTCGCAGGGCAAACTGCAAATGCAAATAGCAATTATGCTTTCCCTGTGCGTGCTGTACGTGTTACAGTAACTGCCGGAACTGGTGAAGCTAAACTCACACTTCTACAAGGTCTACGATAATGAACATTCAAGACATTTCTGATTTTTTGGATCTTGTTAAAAATCCAGATAAGTACGAAGCAGCTTTAAAGACAATCAAAGATGAGCAAGCTCGTCTAGATGGATTAGTAGCTGCTGTTGGTAAAGTAACTGAACTGGATCAACTACAGAAAAAACTAAACAAACAACTAGCCATTCAAGAGCAGTTGTTCGCTGATCAAACTCAAAAACTACAAGCTGATTATACTGCTAAACTGAATGCTGCTGATCTTGCAAAGAAGAAAGCAACTGATAAAGCAAATGCTGCTGATAAAGCTATTCTTAAAGCAGAACAAGATTCTCAACTAGCTGCAAGCACTGTTAAGTCCTATGCAGATCGTGAGAAGGTTATTCAGTATCGTGAACAAGCAACTGCAGAGTCTCAAGCAAATCTACAAAAGTTAATTGCTGAGTATGAAGAGAAGGTTGCTAAACTTCGTGCAGTGATGGTTTAACATGGGAGTATCAGCAGAACAAGCTTCAGATCGACTACTAACATTATTGATGGAAGATGTCTCTGATACTCTCTCTTATATTGGAGAAGCTGCTACAGGATCATCCACAGCAGCAGCCGTCTGGCGAATTAAGCGTTTAAATACTATTACAGGTGTTGAGTTGAAATTTGCCGATGGTAATATATTCTTTGATAATGTTTGGGATGATCGTGCACTACTTTCGTATTTATAATTTAATTTTCAAAGGATAACAAATGGCCGTTTCTATCAATACAACTCTGCGTAATAATCGTGCAGATGCTATCACTACTTTTGCTGGTACCTCTGCAAAACTACGAATCTATACCGCTTCATATGCTGCTCTACTTTGTGAGTGTGTCTGCAGTGCTTCTGCTTTTGCAGCAGCCGCTTCTGGCGGTGTCTTAACTCTCAATGCAATTTCTGCCGGTACTGCAACTAGTACAGGTACTGCTGCTATTGCACGTATCCTTAAATCAGATGGCACTACTATGGTCATCGAAGGATTGACAGTAGGTACTTCTGGTGCTAATGTGAATCTAACTAATACCAGTATTGCAACTAATGATACTGTGACAATTACTAGTGCTACTATCACTGAAGGTAATGCTTAATAGGAGTAATGGAAATGGCTGAAGTAACTATTGAAGAAATTCGCGGACTGCCTGTAGAAATCCTATCACAAAAAGATACACAAGTGATTGCAGATTTCTTGGTTCCACGAATCAGTATTGTCTCCACTCCAATTGGCATTGGCACTGTTCTTGCAGTAATGGCTCCCATTGGTGGAGCCTTTCTTAATGCACTAGAAGCAATGGCTCCATATGAAGCTAATGTTAAGTGGGCACTTGAGATGATTAAACAAGGTACATTTGATGTAGGCCATCCTGTTACACGAGCACAGCTCCTTGCATTTGCTTCTGCGCAGCCTGACTTATCTGGTGCTATTAGTGCATTGCTTAAAGTAGCTGAACAAAGTAATAAGGTAACTGAGATGGCTGTGCGTGTCTTGTGTTGGTCTGCTAATGGAGAGTGGCAAGTATGAGTTCAGCAACACCTGTCTATGCAGCAAGAACTATTGTTGCTTCTACTACCCTCTATCCATGACGAGCCGGTATTTACAGAACCGGCTAGAGCATGGATAACATCAGTGCGAAACAGCTCTATCGAGAAGGCAATCCACTGGCCAGCTCTCGGCAAAGCCAGAAATCCAGCATTGACGTAAGAGGTACTTGCTGACGGAACCCATCCGATTCCATTAGTATTAGGCAACTTTGAAACTGCTGAT